CGAGGAAAGCAAAGAGGACGCCCCACTTGGCCGCGAAGCAACCAAAGCGTTGTTTGCGGCGTTTGACGCTTGCTGCGTTGCACTTCACGGTGCCCAAGATGAGCGTGCGCTTCTGCTGCTGTCGTCGGCAGACATCGAAGCCCACGCCACCCCACCCACCGCCACGCGGGCGGGCGAGTAGGCGTGCCGATCCGACCCGAAAATCGCGCGCGCTACCCAAAGGATTGGGCGCTGCGCTCGCGCTTTGTCCGGTTCGTTCGCGCCAAGGGCCGCTGCGAGTGGTGCGGTGCGGCGCACGGCGAGCCGCATCCGGCGACGGGGAGCATCGTCATCCTGACGACGGCGCATGTTCACGACGACCGGCCCGAGGCGTCGTCGCTGCTGAACCTCGCGGCGCTGTGCCAGAAGTGCCACAACGGCCACGACGCGAAGGCGCGGCGGGCCGGGATGCGCGAGCGGCGGCGCGCGCACACGCACGACATGTTCGGGGGCGAGTAGGCGTGTTCCTGACCGCCGACGAACTGGTGCAATAGCATGGCAAAACGCCGCCCCACCACCCGCCTTCCGCCGATGGACAACCGCATGTTCATCGAGGAATACGCCAAGCTCACGGGCGTGGACAAGGTGCAGGCCGAGGGCATCGTGAAGTACCTCCGAGCCTTGATCGTCGCAGGCGTCCACGCCCACGGCTCGGTGACGATCTTCAACCTTGGGACGTTCACCAACAAGTGGTGGCTACCGAAGGGGGCGCTGAAGGGACTGCCGCCGGCCAATCGGCTAGTGTTTACGCCCTGCCGCCCGCTGTCCAACCGGATGTCGGTATGGGCAGGATGCCCCGGATACACCAAGGCGCAACTCGTCGCTATGCGGAAAGCCGCAAAATCTCTCGCTGCACCTTCTCCGCAATCGCAGGGTGCGGATGGTGGCCCTTCAGAATCTGCCGCAGCGTCGGAAGGCTGATGCCGAACTCGCGGGCAAGTGCCGCTTTGCTGTAGCGGGCGCAGAGCATGACCAGCTTGGCTAGGTCGATCATTTGTAGTGGATCGCCACGGGACGCATGGCTTCGATCAGCGGGGCGGTGTTGAGCCACACAGCCCCGCACTCGTCCTGGTGATTCCCATCATGCCCCTTCTCCCGGCAGCAGATGAGGTCGGGCAGGCGTTGACCGGTGTGGTCTTTGACGATCAGAGGCTTGGCGCAGATGTCCATTAGTTGCTCGGGGGATAGAGCCTAACAGCGAAGTTGCAATCGGGCGCAGTGCAAGACTTGCCGCCAAACGGGAGTTGGTTGCGGACGTTGAAGTACCAAACCTGCCCCGGCAGCACAGTCACAGACCCCGCCTTCGGAGTGACGAACGACATAAAAATAGTTGCCGTCTGTCCCTGACTGAACGTCGGCGCGGTGGTGACCGAAAAGTCGCAAACGTTTTTCGTCAACGTGATCTGCTTCCATGCGTTGCTCGACCCGTTCACCAAGGCTACCACACTGCTGCTCATGCCGGATACCCCGTTGGGGATGGTGATCTTCCCGTAAGCGCACGGCGTATTTGGGCCAACCCCGTTGGTGTCTACTTGCACTCCGTTGAACTGGAGATTACCAATGTTGACGCTGCCCGCAGGCGGTTGCGTACAGGGGCCGGGGCCGGGGGGCGAAGGACACTGCGGGACGCTGCCGGCACAGGTGAACGTGCTACCGTTCTGCGTGGCCGACCCGCTAGGGCAGACCACGGTGACGGGCGTTTGGACTTGGAACGTCTGCCCGAGTGCTTCGGGAGCGAACAGCAGGACGGCGAGTAGGATAGTTTTCATTTTATGGGCCATGAGTTTGTGGCAAGAAAGTGATGGTCTACAGCGACCGTCCTATGATGATGCCGATGCCGAGTCCCAAGACCAGACAGGAAACGCACAGAAACACAGTCAGAGGGGTCATGACTTCTCCAGGTTGGATGCTTGCTGTTGCTTCTGTTGGGTGACGCTGATGCCGTAGTAGACGCCGCAGATGCCGCCCAGCACCAAGCCGATGACGAGGTTGCCCATCCCCGAGCGGGCATCAAGGCTCCACGCAAGGCCGAAGAGCTTGAGCGGCAGTTGCGCGTACCACGGCCAATCGGTGGGGACTTCGATGCCGCCAACCACCGACGATCCGACGTACCAGTAGACGAGCGGCAGCAGCACCATCGAAATCCAGAACACGGCGCTGGTCTTGTAGAACGGCTTGTCAGCGGCCATCGTCTTGGCGTCGTTCTCGCGTGCGGCCTTGAGGCTTTCCGCATCAACGGAGATCACGGTCCAGATTTCCGGCTCCTGCACCACGGCTTGGGCGACCGACTTCACAAGCGCGGGGTCGGCTTGCATCTTCTCCACCGCGTCCTGCACGTTGGCAGCATCCGCCGCCTTGGTGATGGTGTCGAAGGCGACTTGTGCAAGTTGCACGTTGCGCTGTGCGACTTCCCCCTTCGGCTGCATGATGGTGGCGATCTGTGGAATCAGTTGGGCAATGATCGGCCCGAAAGCCGACAGTAGGGCAAGGATGGGCATGGGCTTCTCCGGTGTTGGCGAAATAGGTTGCGGTTGTGGCGCAATAGGCGGTTGGTTGTCAATCTGGTTGACAATTGTGCCGTTGTTGGTTGACGAAGATTCGTCAAAGATTCGCGTAGCCAACGCTGCCCGCTTTGCTGCCTCGCCTTCTCGGTCAGCGGGGCGCTCGTAGAGATTGGACACGCAAGCCCCGGCTTGGGCAGCGTTTTGGCATTTACCAAGGGCGATACCCGCCGCGCGCTCCGCTCCCTGCAACTCCGCGTGGACGAACGCCAGTTGATCCTCAAACGATGAGCCGCGAATGTCCTTGCCCAACGTAGCGACGAAGTTGGCTTGGCGCGGAGCGTGCCACTGAGCTATACCGTAGGCTTTGCCACCGTCCCCTACGGCGTCGGGGCGCAGCCCGCTCTCGGCCTCAAGGTTGGCGACGATCCCTGCGGCTTGTGCTGGCGTCCAGCCTTGGCTGACGAAGAACGCGACGGCTTGTTGGCGTTTGGTCATGTAGTCTTTTCGGCTACGTTCGTAGCCTTTTATCGCTTTCACTTTCGCTGGCGGCATTTCCGGCTACGTTAGTAGCCGTTTTGGGTACGTTCGTACTCACTTTGGGCATCCACTTCGACGGCTTGTGCCCGCAGCCTGCATTGGCCCCGATAAGCCACGACTTAACGGTCAGCGGCGGCACGGGTATGCTGCAATGCCGGTAGTCGCTGGCCCTGAACCCGACCATGCGTGACTCGACGGGTAGGGCGTGGAGGCAAGTGGCGCAGGTGTTCACATCAAGTCAATGGCCCGAATGTTTCGACAGCGACTTCACGCCTAGACCGCTCGTCAACCACCATCTGCACCGTTGCGGCGTAGCCTGCGGCGTCCGTCATGTTGTCCCGTTTTGGGGCGTTGCATTGCCTGCTGATCTTGACCGCCATCATGCAAAGCCCGACTTGCTCGGCGGTAACGCGCGCCCCGAGAATCGCCTCCCACATCGCAGCGGTGCGGCTGAAATCGTCAAGCGGATGCCCGTAAGCCGCCTGCCGGTCGCCGTGGACAAGACGTTGCGCTTCTTGCAAGATTGTTTCTTCATCAGGCATCAATGAACTCCACGGGTATGCCGCGCTCTGCGGCGAACTCAATCTCTTTTGTGACTCCGCGCGAACGATCCCAACCGTCTAGCCGCAACACAATGAGCCGCGATGCGCAGGCAAGGATCGGCAAGTCCTGCGCCATCTTTGGCTGAAGCACTCTCCGTAGTCCCCGTCATCGCGCACGACAACATGTACGGCATAAGGCTTGCCAAGGATGTCGATGGATGGGGGAATCACTTATGCCAGCCTTGCGATACCAGCGACAGATACAGCGCGCCGGCAACGATAGCCGCCGCGATGACCTTCAGCGACAGCCAGCCGAACGCCGTGACCTGCTCGGAGAGCCATTCCTTGATGGCTTCTTTGTAGACATCCTTCTGCTCTTCCCGCTGTTCGTCGGTGAGTGGCATGGTTGACCTGCGCTCCGAGTGGGCGTCTAGTTCGCGATTGCCATAGCTGGCAGTCCGAGCAAACCATATCCGCCCTTGATCAATCTTTTCTCGATCATTGTTGTTGGTTATGTCTGGTTCATCGCTTGCCGCCAGATGCCACCTACGTGTTGCGAATCTCTGTTGCCACCGCGTTGTAAGAAGGGGCCATGCCGTTGCTCTTGATGCCCAATTGGCCGGACTGACCGTAATCGTCCAACCAGATGAACGGCATTATCATAACCACGCGCGGCGTCTGCTTTGCGTAGTCGTAGAACGGCTCGATGGGCGTGCGCCACGGGTTGGCTCCACCAGGAACCACCGTCAGCCGTTGATTGGCCCGCATTTGCTCGATCAATTGCGGGTACTGGCTTGTCAGGATGAACGCGCCATCCTCGTAGTGATCGATGCCGATCCAATCGTAGTATTCCATTCCGACCCAATTGCGGTTGCCGCTGTACGTCACCGACAACTGAACCCCCTTCAGTTCAGGGTAATTGGCCGCGACCAAACGCAAGTTGGCGTTGGCATCCCGGATGTCGCTTGCCGGAATGCCATATAGGTCAGGCTCGTCCATCGGGTACAAGGCACGCACCATGTCAAGCAAACTTGCCGCTTTCAGGGTGTCGAAGAATTGGGTGATCTTGGGCGTGGCGTTGGCTGCGCCCATGTACCGTTTCCTGCCGCCCCCGGCGGTATAGGTGTAGACCAGATAATCGACCGAGACGGTTGCATCCTTGATGCCCTTGCTCTTTGCTCGCGTCAGGGCGTCAACGATCCAATCGGTATTGTCGTGGCCCCACGTCGTGGCAAACACCATGTTCTCGTAATCGAATATCTCGTCCTCCATCCCGCCGTAGTAAGAGAAGTAGAGATTGCTCGCGGGCTCGCCGGCAGCGGTGATGGTTACGGACTCACCTGGCCTCAAGGTAATCGTCTGCATGTCAGCCCCCGATAGTCACGTTAAGCGGGGTCTGGTACTTCTGCCCCGAGTGCAATGTGACCGTGTTGATGAGTGAGTACGCCTGCGGAGTGGTGCCAGAGGACAAGCGAATGCTTGTCGTCAGCGCGGACGATGCTTGGTTGCTGCCAGTAATGCCCGTGGGGACGGACCACGCGGAGGTGACGATGTAATCGCCACTGTCCAAGGCGGGTTCCCAATTGAACACGATGTCGAGGATTTCGGTGGTGGTCTTGCGAACGTCAGGCATGGCTACCCCGCAGGCGTGATGATGGCCTTGGTGATGTAGAAATACTGCGGACCACGCTGGATGTCGAACGTGGACACCGCAGTGGCGGGGCTAAAGCCGCCAACGAACGGGGCGAACACGGTGCGTTGAATCGTTGCTTTCGGGACTACAACCGTAGCCGCCAAGGAAACAACCGGCACCTTCATGCTGCGATTGATGGTCGCAAGCGGGGCCGTGATGGGCCACACCATTGGGGCGAACCCCGTGCGGAACATCTGCACAACAGGAACGTCTACGGTCGCAGCGGCCATGGTCAGACGATGGTGGACTGCATGATCCCCGACGCATTCCACTGCAACGTGAAGTTGTTACCAGTGGTCGCGGTCACGTCAGCAGGTGTGATGTCGAGCAGGACGTAGGCGAGCAGCGGCTCGACGTGACCGTTCGCCGTTACCGTCGAGCGGATGACGGCGTAGCGCGCCGTGATGCTGCCGCCGCTCGCTGCCCACACGGTATCGGCGGCGTCGAAGGTCATCGTGACCGTCGATTGCGTCCACGTCACAGACCCAAGAGTCGCACCGCCGTTGGTGTATCCGTTGGCGGTAGAGAGTTCGTTGGTCAGGTCAGCATAGACCGTCTGCGTCGCCGCATTGGGGACGTAGGACGACGTGTGCAGCGTCACCTTGAAAGTGTTGGTGTCCAGATCGATGGTGCCGTCGCCAAGGTACTTGTTGGCAGACTGGTACATCGTGATTGAAGCGGTCATGGTAGAATTTCCTGTTGGCCGTTATCTAGGAGCGATCAATGCGTGAATTCAGTTATGCCGAACGTTACAAATGGCTTCGCCTGAATCTTGGAAAGTCGCGCGCAATAACGCTTCCGTTTGGCGATCTTGGCGATTACCCCAACGGGATCGACCTTGACGACAAGATTGACGAGGCGATGCGCGAAGAAATAAGGCAAGCCGGTCTTGGCCCCGTTGACGAGTCGCGCAAGTAAGCACTTCAGCGTCCCCTTCCCGCGCGGCGGGTCATGGTCTTGCGTTTGTCGGCAGCGTGGAACTCGCGGGCTACGCCCACAGGGACCGGAGGCTTCTTCCCTTTGGGCTTCCAGCCATGAGCCACCGCGCTCATCAGCATCTCTTGCTTTTTCGATACGGAAGGCATCGCTTCTCCTAGTGAGTCATGCCGCGCAGGCGTTCGAACCGAATCTCGTCGCGCACGTTGTCGGCCATGTCTTTCTGATCCTGTGTCGCCTGTTGCAGACCGTAGGCAGCGCCGCGAGCGACCTGTGCGGAAATCATTCCGTGATCGCCCAGTTCCTTGATCAAGTCCTTGGCCCAACCGCTCTTGCCCAACACCATCTCCAACGCACCGGGCGAGACTTGTCCACCGCTAGATTTGGCGCGGGCAAGTTCAAAGATCGCTTCCGACATCTTCGGGTCGTAGAGCGCCTTTTCCATTGACGCGGCCATTTGCTTCTGTACCTTGTTGTTGAGGAAGCGTCCGGCAGACAGCAGGGGGAAGTAGGTTGCCCCAAAGCCGCGATCCATCGAATTGAGGCCGGTCAGGATGCTCGCCGCGCTCTGGCCCGTAGCCTCTCGCACCGGCCCATTACCCGCCGATTCAAAGCGCAGGCTGTTGGGGTCGGTCATGGCTTCGCGCTCCATCAACGTGGCAATGCCGCGCAGGCGCATTTCGTGCAGTTGACCTTCTTTCTTGCCAAGCGCTTTCTCAAGCAGCATCCCAAACGTCCCCGGCTCCCCCGGGTATTTCTGCCCCATATCGAAGAGTTTGGTGAGCTTGGATGGATCGTAGGTATTGCCGCTCATCGGGTGAGCATAAAGCATAGCCTCGCGCAAAACGCTTTGCGCCTTCTCTGGAGTATTGGCGACCGGAGAGGCCAAGAGCCGCTGCATCTTTGCGGGGTCGGCCATCGCTTCAATGAATAGTTGCTGCGCCTGTACCGGGCCAACGCTAGACGTTAACGGGGCACCGACGACTTCCTTGTAGCGATCTACAATTCCCTGCTTGCTCTGCTGGATTGCGTCAATGTTGGCAGCGGTCCTCTCCAGATCGGCACGAAGGTTTGGAACGCGGTCGAGCGCCGCGTCGTAGTCGGCAAGGAATGCGGCGTGACGATCCTGGTTGAAGCCGGGGTTGAGGACTTCCTTGCTGTAGCGATTGGCAATGGCTTGCGAAAGTTGGTCGTAGGCTTGGGGAACGCGGGGTCCGAGACGCCCACTGAAGGCGTTATCGAACTGCTCCATCTTGTCCACCATGTCGCCCTTCTTCAGATACGCGCCCCATACGTTCTGGTCGGTGATCTTCTCGCGGGCGCGATTGGCGACGGTCGCTTCGCGGTCAAGATTGAAGTTAGTTCCCTCCTTGAATCGCGGAACGTACTTGGTAGCGTAGTCGCCCTGAATGCTTTGGAATTTCTGCCAAGTTTCAGGAGGCGTTTGCCGTTGCATCTGGTTCTGCAATGCCTGATTGATTTTGTCGAGCGCCCTTCCTTTATCAGTTTCCTTGTTTTTATAAGCTATATGAGCGTCTTCCGAAAGCGCACTGGATAGGTCGTGCAGTTCCTCAAACGAATAGTTTCCCTTCCGCATCGGGAGGGGTTGGTTCTGCATATAAAAGGGGCGATTGCTTGCTTCCTCTGCTGCCGCTCGTTGCGCTGCCTCTGACCTTTTAAGGAGCGAATCTAAACGACGTATGGAGTCTGGAACGACTGCTGTATCTACCTGCGCCCGCAATGGACGCAAAACATCTTTTGTGTCTTGAGCCACAGGCAAAATGTCATAACCTTGCCCGCGCACTTCATCGTAAACGCCGCGATACCGTTGGTTAAACTCGCCTTTGGATACGTTTCTTTGTTCATCCAAAATGTCGCGCAAGCCCTTACCCGACTCCGCAAGTTGCGTATCGGACCAATTGGGTTGACGCTCACGCAGAGCCGCCTCTTCCGCAATCAGCCGATCCGTTTGTGCTTTGGCTGAGGCGCGATAGAGTTCAAAACTTTCCTTTAGTGCTGGCGTATTGGTTGGCAGAGCCTTGTCAACGATGGAACGGTAGGCATTAACAATGGCTGGCTGCTGTAACTCTTTCCTCGCCAAAGCTTGTTCGGCTTGCGTTCCGGTCAATTTGCGATTGGCTTCTAGCAGGGTAAGCGTCGGGTTTCCGGTTCGTTGCCCAATAGTGAATGGATTAGGGTCAACACCAGTATTGGTCGTGGCATCATCAAACTCTTTCAATTGCTTTTGCCACAACGGATCGCGAACAAGAGTGTTGGCGACCTTCTGAACAGCCCGCTCGTCAAGCATGTTCATCGCCTTGGACTTGAGGTCGCCGTAGTTGTCCAAGAAGATGACGGAAAGATCGCGGGTGTCGCCCGCTTTCTTTGCGTCGTAGGTTGCCTTGAGCGACTTACCGGCGTTGGCAACAGCCTCAACGGACGAGGTCAGCGCCTTCCCTACGGCGTTCATGCGGATCACGTTGGCGTAGCCGCCAAGCGCGGAGCCGGCAACCTCACCCACCGCCCCGCCGACATCGCGCCCCGTTTTTCCGCCTACGGCCTCGCCAAGGCCACCAAGGGCAAACTTGCCAATTTCTCCGAGTTCGCCCGAGCCTGCGCCAAGCACAGCGGTCTTCACCGGACCCATACCGGGGACGGGCAGGGACAGCATGGACACAGCGCCGCGCACCATGGGGGCGACGGACTCTGCTAGCGGGTCACTGCCCGCCTTCAATTTGGCCTCGTTGACGGTAACTTGCCGGGGCTTGCCAGCCCGAATCGCTTCTGGGATGTTGGACTCGTCGCCCGTGATCCACATCGACGGGTTCATGGTGCGGATGGCGAGCCGCAGCCCCGCGTTGATCATCTCCGCGTTGTCGGCAATGGCGCCCTTGGCGACCTCGCCCAAGTACTCCAGCCCCGGCGTTTTGTCCTTCGCCTTGGGCGTCTTGATGACGAGGCTGTTGTCCGCACCCTCCGGCGCCGACGCATCCCACGCCGGCATTTTGGAGAAAACGTCTTCGCTGACGCTCATTCGGCCACCATTTCCTCACCGCCGACCAAGTTGGTCAAGGCCGCCGCTCCTGCGCGCGGACGCTTTACCTTGGGGGCGGTGTAGATGGGGAACGCATCATCTTTGCCGGGGCCGAAGCGCAGGTACTGCACGCCCGTGTCGGGATCAGTCCACGACTTGGCTTTGCCCGAAGCAATCGCCCTGTCCACGCTTGCCCGCGATTGGACGTTGTTGGGATCGCCACCTTGGTTGTAGACGATCTCGCGCTGCCGCAGCGTGGCCTTGAGCGCCGCCGCGTTCTGCTCTTGGTACATGCGGTTAATCTCGCCCGCCACGTCCTGCATGACGCGGGTGCCGGGCTTCTTGCCCTGCCCGATGGTCTGCACGAACGAGTTGAGCTTTTCCAGAGTGGAGGCGTACTTTTTCTGGTCTTCCACACTCCACTTGCCGCCGCTGTTGGCGCGGAAGTTCTGCACCGCGTTGCGATACTCCTGCATCATCGCGTCAGCGGCAGGCTCACTCACGTTGCGCGACTTGAGCCACGTTTCGTTGTTGATGTTCTCCACCACGTTCTTGGCGGCGTTGAACGCCTTCTCATACTTGTCAAGGCTAGAGACGGTCGGGTCTTTCTGGACGGCAGCGTTGCCCTGCTGCTCGACGCGCGTTTGTTCCTTCTGCTCGCGCAAGCCGAGAGCTTCGCCGGCAAAATCAAGCCGCGACTTTTGTCGTGCGTTTGCACCCGCTTGGGTTGCGGCGGTGCGGGCATTAGCAGCTTCTCGATCAGCGGCGGCGCGAACATCGCGCGCAACGTCTTCTTGCCGACGCCGCTCCAGTTCGTCCGTATGGTATTGCGCTGTTTCCCTATCACGCCATTGCGTTTGCTTGAGCGTGGCAACGTCGTTCTGCGCCTTCAACTGCTTAGCGCGGTCCATCGACATTGCGCCGAGGTTGGCAAAAGCGGTGTAGGTTTGGTCGCTCGGCACAACCTTCCCCGTCGCCGGGTCAAATTCGACCGGCAGACGGCCAAGGATGCGGGGATCAATTGCCGAAATCTGGCGGATCGCAAGCGCCAATGCTTCCGGCGTCCGAGCATCGGCAACGCCCCCGGCAATCCCGCCGATTTGCTCCAATTGCTTGCCCTGCTCCGTCATCAACTTGATGCGGTCGTCGGCAACCTTGTTGCGAATCTCCTGCGCCGTCTTGATGTATTTGTCGAGGTATTCGGGGCCAACACCAGCCGCGCGCGCACGGTTGACGATCTGCTCGTACTGCATGGCCGTCTTTGTGCGGCTTTCGATGTCTTGCTGCGCCTGCTCAATGGGCGACAGTTCCGCGCGTTGTTGGCGCGGCGGCGTTACCGCTTCGCCATTGGGCATCGGGCCTTGAAAAGCGTCGTCGCGAAGAACGGGTGCTTTGGTCGCGGCTTGAGCGTCTTCCTGCGCCTGCTCGTTGGCAACGCGCTGAATGACGTTGTTGGCCTGAATGTTCTGCCCCGTCAGCAAATTCTTGATCTGCTGCTCTTGGGCGTTGGCGTCCGTGAGCCGCGTTTGGCTGTTCAGCAGGTTAGTACGCGCCGCGTCCTGCTGGAACTGCCACAGCATTTGCGCGGGGTCTTGGACGTAGGGAATGCCGGCCATCATTGACCTCAGTCGAGGCTGAATTCGGGTTCAGGGATTTCGGGGGTAGGAATGCTGTACCCTCCCGGCTCCCACTCAGGATTGGTTTCAGCAATCGGCGGCATGTAGATTCCGCCATCTTCCCCCGGCCAGCCGGATTGATTGCCCTCTCCCGTAATCGCGCCGGGGCCAGTTCCATAGGTCACAGCCCCCGTGAACGGATTCACACTGCCGCCTCCACCACCGCCCAACATGCTGAGAATCTGCGGGACGTACTGCGCCAAGCCGGGGATTGCCGCAAGCGCCGCGCCGATGGACGCCGCTTGCCCCTGTTGCCCGCTTTGCAGCGCAGCACCAGCCGCCGTCGGGCTGCCCGTGGTCGCGCCCGCCGCCGTGAGCAGTTGGCTGATGAGGTTGCTGTTCTGGTTCCCCTGCGCTCCAAACATGGAAGTGATCGCGCCGAGGTTGCCCAGATTGTAGCTATTGGTGTTGCCAATCAAGTTGGCAATCTGCCCGAGTTGGTTCGTGTTCGTCGTCTGCTGTTGCCCCGACAAGTTCGCCAACGTATTCATGCTGTTGGCGTTGTAGGAGTTTTGCGCGTTGGTCAATCCGGCGAGCTGATTGATGCGGTCGTTGTAGGATTGCGCCGCATAACCTTCCGTAAACTTTGCCAATTCTGGCGCCAAACTTCCGGTGCGCGCCGTGCCGTAGAGGGCGTTGCTTGCCCGTTCGATCCCCTTCTGCCCCTGCGACAGGGCGAACTGGTAGCCGGGGTCTTCTTTGAACGAGTTGGGGTCCGTCAGCAGCCCTTGCAGTTGAGCGGCGTATGGGTTGTCTTGCTTACCCCATTGCTGCTGAATCATCGACGCATAGGGGTTGGACTGATTGCCCAACATGGTCTGGTACTGCGCCGAGTACGGGTTCTGCTGATTCTCGTAGGCGTTCGACCAGATTGAGGCGTAGGGGTTGGGCGTGCCGATGTTCTGCTTCAGCATGTCCTGATAGTACGGACGCTGCCCCGCAAACGGGTCTACGGTGTTAGCCACACCCTGAGCCGCGTTGTTGGCGTTGTAGGCGTTATAGATGGAAGAACCTGCGCTTCCAATCGTTTGCAGGAACTTGGCCCAATCAAAATTGCCTCCGCTAGTGCTACCTACGACAGGGGCGCTTGTCGTCCCACCACCACCAATCGTGGCGGTTCCAGTGGCATTAGGATTGGTACTCATGCCTTGATCGATGCCCTGCATGGTGTCGCCGCCTTGCGCCGTCATTGTTCCAGTAGGCGCAGGCAGCCCCGCATAGCCTTGACCATTGAACAATCTAGCAAAGATTCCGGGGTCCATAATTGGTGCGCCCATATCAACCACCTACCATTTTGTTGAGTGCCGCGCGTTGTTCAGGAGTCATTTGAGCGTAAGACCCCGCAATGCCGCCAATCGTGCTGCCGCCGGGAATTCCTGTCGCACCACCAAGAATCTTGCCCAACGTACTCATCCAGTTTTGCCCGCCGCTCTGGATCAGCCCCGGCGCGGATTTGAGCAGCGCGCCGATGGTGCTGTTCCACCCCGAGCCAAGCCCCAAGCTCCCGCCAATCATGGGAGCAAACGTAGCCGCAGCAGGACCGGCAAACGCGGAGAAGGCAAGCGCCTTGCCCAACTTCATCTGCCAATCTTCCGGTGGGCGGTTCTGCACCATGTACTGCGTCCCGTAGTTGGGATCGCTGTACAGCGACGAACCACCGTAGCCTGCGGCAATCGGGCTACCGTCAGAACGAACCTGCCCGAATCGCCCACCCACCGGCTGGTAGGAAAAGCCCTTGGGCGCATTCCCGCCCGCCGAGTTCCATCCCTTTAGCGCGGGGGCTTTCTCCCAATCCACCGAACCATCTTCACGAATGATTCCGGCCTTCTTGGCTTCGTCAAAGTCGCTGCCAATCGTGTTCTTGATCCGGTTGACCACCGACAGCGGATCAGACGAGTCGCCATAGGAGCCGACGCGGGCGTTCTCGTAGGACTGTAGCCAATCGTATTTAGGGTTTGCCATTACCCACCCGCCAAGCCGTTCTGAACGGACCCCTGCTCCCAATTCACCTCAAGGGCTTCCCACCGCAGCGGCAAATCATTTTCGACCGATACCTTCCATGCGCGGCGGCGCCCGGAGCCGTTGCGAAACATGGTCGGGCGGGAAATCGACGTATCCACCGTGCGCGCCGTGCTGTATGTCTGGTAGTCGTCGTCGGTAGTCTGGATCGTGACGATGCCTTCGGTCTGGTCGCCCACCAGCGTCGTCGGGCCGAAGAACTTCCGCCACACATTCCCCGCATCCCATTTACCCGTGATCAGTTCCACCGGAAACGTCTCGCCATCATCCGAGTAATATTGCCCACTGACCCGATAAATTTTTCCGGTGAGGTAACTTTGCACCATGAACCCGTTGAGGTCAAGGTCGGACGCCGAGCCACTGTAGAGCAGCGCCGACGCTCCCGTGCTGTCGGTCCATTCGTGCCATTCCTTGGTGCTGGTGTCGTAAGCAAAACTGCGTTGACCCGCGCAGGACAGGACGTAGAAGTTATGCCCGTCCGCGTAGTAGTTGAAAGCAATGGGATTTGCCCATTCCGACCCGTTCAACATCTTGTCGATGGCAGGAGTCGAGATAGGAACCGGCGTCATGCCGTTCATCATGAACACTTGCCGGTTGTACTGGAGCGTCCTGCCAACCCACATGATGGTCGGACCCATGTCCACCACCGTCGCGGCAGCAGCGCAGCCAACCCGCATGTTGGCGTTCAGATACGGTTTCAGCGGCGAGCCGTTCTGCACCCCGGCGTCGTAGAAGAACTGCGTGGTGTAGGTTCCGAACGCCACGACGTAATTGAGGTACTTGGCAAGAGCCACGCCCGCGTCAAACTCGTAGTCCGCGCCGACGACGTTCAAGAGCGGCCAGATTCCAGGCGCATCGGCTTCGCAGTTGTGGATCAGCCCCGTGCGGTCCATGACGTAGGCGAAAACGCCCAACACCACCAACCCAGGCACCGTCTCTGCCGGATAGCCGTTGGACTTGACTTGTTGAATGATGCCGCCCGACACCACCCACAACCCGCACTGGTTCTTGACAAGCAGGATGTTGCCTTCCTGAAACGGAGCGAACTGGTAAGGTTGTCCAGTGATGGGAGGGCTGATACCGCCCATCAGCGACTGAACAATGTCGAGCGTGCCGTAGTAGACGGCATCGGACTTGACTGCCCCCGTGTTCTCGCCGCCAAGCCAGTACATGGTTTGGTAGTTATACGGGCTGACCACCGTCGCCGTGGGAAACAGAACGACCGCCCCGGATGAGGACGATTGCCACGGTCCAGAACTTGTTTGCAACGACCAGGAAACGCCGTCGCTTGAAGCGTAGACCGAGTTGACTCCCGTCGCCACGCCGGGACCACTGCGCCCGTTGATAAACCACATCTGTCCGTTGTAGACGACGCTGCCGGCGGCATACAGCCCCGACAAAAACGGGGTTGAGGTCTGAAACCAGTTTTTGCCGCCGTCCGTCGAACACCACGCTTCATTGATGCCGTTAAGGCTGGAGTCGGCCCCGCCGACAATCCAGATCGCCGGCAAGAATCCGTAATTGAAGACGTAGCCGGCAGCGAAGGCCCGCGCAGACCACGCTGCATTGGGCAACAACTCTGCCCATGTCACCCCGTCAATCGACACCCAAATGTCGTTGTAGCAAGCGGACCCATCAAATCCGCCCATGAGGTAAATGGTCCCTTGCGCGACAAAGCAGGTAGCGCCGTAACGGGGCGCCCACGGTGCTTCCTCGACCAGCTGCGTCCACGTAACGCCATCCGGCGAGGCCCACACATCGTTGAGAGGCGTCGTGCCAGAAGCAACCCCGCCCATCATCAGGATTGCCTTGTCGCCAAAAAGATTGACGACCATCGGTTCCGCACGCGGCGTCCACGGTGCAGCCCCGGTGCAAAGCTGCCATCCGGTCCCCGGCGTGATGGACCACACATCGGCGGTCGGCACATTCGCCCCGGCATCGGTGTCGGTTACGCCACCAATGACATAGACGGTCCCTTGAACATTTACCGTTCCAAACGATGAGCGCGCCGACCAATCGGCCACACCCGCCGACTGCCAATTCGCGCCACTGGTCCCCGAGTCGTTAGCCGAAGACAGGATTAGCTGATCGTTGGCGACGGAGTAAGTCGCTCCGTTGTGGTACGTCATCCCCTGCCCCGGACCGCCGGTGGCAATGTCGTAGAGCAAGCTCGTTCCTGGACGCTTCAGCACATACGTCGTGTCCATGGCCTTCTCGACCATGACGTTGACGTTGCGTGCGTCCTTGGTGGTATCCGGAGAGCGCGGATTCCACGGCCAGAACAACGGGATGCGCGTGATCGGCATCAGCGGGCGAAGTAGATTTGTTGGTCCGGTTGCATGTACATGGACGTATCTTCCACACTCCACGCCTGCAACTGATCCTGCATTTCCTTGCCCATGGCCCTGACTTCACGGGCGTAGGCCGGGTCTACCTTGGGGTACGTCCAAGCCAAGTCCCCGGCCAACATGAACGAGATACAGCGGAACCACTCTTGCGGGAGGTCGAACTGGTCCGTCCCGCTGTCCATGTCGTACAGAGGGCGCTGAAAGTTGCAGTAGATGCTCCGCGTGTTTTGCGACGGGTTGGCGTAGACGTAGAGCGTACCGTAACCCGTCGAAGGCGAAGTCGTGCCGTCTGCGATGTCGATCCCCGGAAAGTAGTAGATCGAATTGGGGATGGCTTGCGTGAACTTGCTGCCGAATTGCAGGTACTCCCGACGACTGATGATGCGAAGCGGCGTGTCGTAGTACGGCTGACAGGTCAGGTCGCGGATAAACGACCCTTCAAAGAGCCGCAGGGGACGAACGCTTGTGACATCCGCCCCCACGGGGCCAATGGTGTAGGTGTTCTGTCCAATCACCATGGGGATGACGATCTGCTGATACGTCCACAGGTCAAGCCCGTTGGACTGCATGTTCTTCAGCAACATGTTCAACGCCATGCGCCCGTTTTTCAGTTGGGTGGCATTTGGCGTGTCGGTTTCCTGCAAAACACGAATGATTCGCAGGGACTGCGTGATCAACTCGTCGCAAGTGACGCTGTAGGAGGCGGTGCCGGTGGTCATCGCGGCTTCTCCGACGCGAAGGTGCGCTCTTGCTGTTGGCGCTCTTCAGCGAAGTTGGTGTCGCCAAGGGTTTTCTGCCAATCCTGCAACTGCTGCCGGTAGTACTCGGACCACTTGAACAGCCGATTGCAGCGATCTTCAGGAACCTCGTACTCGTCGGCCAATTGTTGTGCCAACCCCCACACCAGAGGCAGGAACCATTCCTGCGGAAGGTCGAATTCATCCCCCCCGTTGATCATGTCCTGCACCGCGCGCTGTACGTTGATGTAGAGCGTGTAGCTCGCATCAACCGCCGGATTGAAGATGTAGAGCGTCCCCCAACCGATAGACGGAGAGGTCGGGTACAACGGAACCGCTGGAGCAATGTCGATTCCGGGGAAGTAGTAGAGTTGATTCGTCTTCGCCTCAACCGACTTGGCGACGATCTGGTTGTAGGTCTGACGGCTGATGATCTCCAACGGAGTGTCCGTCGCCACGCCGTCCACGGTCTGGCGGATGAAACTGCCGTCGTACAGGCGTACCGGGCGCTCGATGATCAGGTCAGCGCCTACCGGCCCCAAGGTGTACGCAGTTTGTCCCTCAACGCAAGGCAGTTCGATCTGCTGCATCAGCGACAGAATAAGCCCCTGCACCTGCCAGTTTTTGAGCAGGATGTTGATTGCCTCGTTGCCGGTGTAAAGGTCGAAATACGAGGGCTGCTGCGCTTCGTTGAGGACGCGCAGTTTTCGCAGGGAGGCTGTAATCAGCCCGTCCCGCGACATCGTGAAAGAAGCGTAACCGGACGAGGCCATTAGCCCACCAACCAATCAGTGCCGTTGCTGTAAACGGGCGCGATGTCAGAACCGCCACCGACGACAACGGAGCCGAACGTCGGCCCGCTTGCGTCGGTCACCATCAATCGCCCATAAGGGACCGTTGTCGCATCCGGGAGGTCCGCGACCAGACTCGCTTTGAAAATCGGCACGCCGTCGATCACCGTGATCGCATCCGTATCCGCCAAAAGACTTCCGGTAACGCTGACTGCCATGCGCCCTGCGGTGAAGGCATAGCCGTTGGGCGTCTTCACCAAGTTGGTCAGGAACGCCCCGAGACGCAGGAACCAATCGCGCCACCCAGTATCCCCTGGCGGTGTAAAGGGCGTCATCGGGTCAGGAGAAAGTTCAGTGAAGTCGCTCATGCGATCCAGAACACCGCCACGTAGCCGGGAGCGCCGTCAGCCGCACTCAAGCCGCCGGGAAACAGTCCACCAGCGCCCGGTCCACCAGCGCCGTAGTGACTTGCCGAGACAGACGTTGCCGCAGCCGCGCCATTCGCGCCGGTCGCTCCAGCGCCCCACGGCGATGACGCACCACCCGCGCCACCGCCACCAACTCCATCAACACCAGAGCCGCCCACACCCCCGGCAAAGCCAGTAGAAGGACCGCCTGCCCAACCGCCGGGAGCAGGCACGCCTGCGCCGCCGCTTGTCCCGCCCCCACCACCAGAGCCGCCAAAGCCGCTGCCACTGGTGCGTGCGCCGATAAGGCCGATGCTGTCAACGTCAGCCCCGAAGCGCCCACCGGGGCCGCCATTACCACCACCACCATTGCCGCCCGTGTAGGAGGTAGCGCCGGTCGATGCCCCTGCCCCGCGTGCGGTAAGAATGCCGAACGTGGTGTCGCCCCCAGCTGTGCCGCCAGATAGTGCGACACCGCCTGTTCCCTTTGCGCCCACAGAGCCGCTGACAGTGCCACCAGGAGTTACCTTCAACACGCGGCCAATGATTTGCTCGCCAGAACCTCCAGCGGCTCCGCTGCTGCCACCCGCATTGCTGCCGCCGCCGCCCGATCCACCGCCAATCATGTTGACGATGACCGACGACACACCGGCAGGAACATTGAAGGTGAATGCCCCGACCGCAGTGAAGACTTGGCTTTGCAGCGTACTCACGACCCAACCCACGTTACGAGGCAGTAGCCCTTGGCCCCGTTGCCACCCGCAGTCGAACCCGCTGCGCCGCCACCGCCGCCACCGCCCGCGCCATAATTGGTCGAACTTGCAGCCGATCCCGCACTACCGCCCGCGCCACCAGCCCCTCCAATACCCCACGGGGTGGCAGCGCCGCCACCACCGCCGGCTTGCGACGAACCGTTGGTGCCGCCCGCGCCGCCCGTGACCAAACCAGTGGAGCCCGCGCCTGCGCCGCCATTGGCGCTGGTTCCGCTGCCACCACCACCACCGCCGCCACCACCAAAGCCCACGGGCGACGATGCCGTGCCGATTGCGCCTGCACTGCCGGGACCGCCCACCGCGCCGCCTGCGCCGCCATTGGCCCCCCCGCCTGCACCGCCCGCGCCCGCGCCCGCAGATGCGGTGCCTACGGTGCCGCCGGTCCCGCCGCGTGCGTTGTAAGAGCCGAACGAAGTAATGCCACCATCACTGCCCGCAGAAGCACTGGAACCAGTCCCGCCGTTGCCGATGGTGACTGTGGTCGCGCCCGATACCGGCACAAGAAAGTTTTCGACAAGCTCGCCAGAACCGCCGCCGCCACCGCCGCGCGCAGCCGTTGCATTGCTGCCACCGCCCGCGCCGCCGCCGCCGATCATGGTTATCCAGACCGCAGTGACACCACTTGCCGGCGTGAACGTGCCACTGCTAGTGAACTCTTGCGACTGTTGAATGCCGCTGCTGCCGCCGGATGCGCCCACAGTAAGCGCGGCGGCGTTAGACCCAAGGTCGGTAATCAAAACAGACGCATTGCCCGTGGCATCCACGAACAGGCTAGTGACATCGGTGACGGTCGTGATGCCGTCAGTGATCGCCCATGCGGAACCGTCGCCACCCTTCAGGTCTTGGAACCACTGGGCACAGGGACGAATCTCGCAGATCGCGCCCGCTGCCCAAATCTGGCCGGTCGTTCCACCGACTCCGCGCACCACCGTCAGCGAGTAGCCGGTGCTGACCGTGCTGTAGGCAGTTACCTTGACGATCTCCCGCTGCACGGGAGGATTGGCGTTGATGGCGTAGCTCGCCTCGTCAACGATGGTCAGGTAGAAGTAGGTATTATCGACATCGAACGTCGGAAATGCTTCGGTCGGCTCGGTGACGAGCAGGGTCGTCGCCCCGGCGCTTGTTGAGGCCACCAGTTCGCATGTGCAGTAGTCGCTTCCTGTGACCTTTTCCGACATGACCTACCCCAGAGAAATGCGATCCGACGAATTGCTGTCCAACACGCGATTTGCCGCCTGACAACTTGCACAGGTACAACCGTTGCCACAGGACCGCATCCACGGAATCGGACGCTGCGGTTGCGGTGCCTTGATCAGTTCCTGCGCGTTGCGGTAGTCAAGACACCGAAAGCACACCATGAATCCATCCCACTGCCGCGTCATCATCGTGGACTTAAACAACTCGCCGCACGTGTCGCAACAAGCCGACCAAGCCCCTTTCAGGTAATACCGAGACGCCCCACTCATTTACGTGCGCCCGTAAAGGGTTGCCGTAGTGCCGTCCACGAACGCCGTGCCACCCGCCGTAATCAACAAGGAAGTTATAGCGGCTGTGCTTTTCCAAACGAAGTCGCCGTCAAGAACAGCAAAACTGCCACCGGCTCCGTAATACTCCATGGTGCGAGACGAAACGTTTTTGTAGAACGTCGTCCCCGCGTAAAGTTGGATGGTTATTCTCGCCATCCCCAACGCATTTGAATTGCCTGAAACACCGGGGAACTTGATGCAAGGGACGCCCGAAGATGTCGCCACAAGCAATCCGGCAGATGCACTTGTCGCAGCGCCGGCAACATATTGGTACGACGTATAGTTAGACGATGTGCTGTCACCGTTGATCTGCACATAAGCGCCGTTGTCACTAACGCCGGAATTCGTGTCGCGCCCCATCAAAAAGATTTCAAGCGTCGTGTATGCGCCAGAAATCCCGGAAAATTGTATTGTCGATGCGGAACTTGAAGTAACCACTTGCGCGAGCCGCACCAATCCTGGCGCGGTGGGAGCCGCCCAAGTGCCGTCGCCACGCCAGAACGTTGACGACGACGCACTGGTGCCACTGTTCAAGTTAGTGACCGGCAGATTGCCCGTCACCCCCGTCGTCAACGGCAAACCCGTGCAGGACGACAACACCCCCGCAGTCGGCGTGCCGAGGTTAGGCGTCACCAGCGTAGGACTCGCGCTCGTCCACGTCTTCAACTGCGCCGATGTGATCTTGACCGTTGCCCCGCTCTGATCGAACGGCGAAACCTCGGTCCCCGCAAGCGCGGTGCCGGCGGTCAGTGCAGTGATGGTGGTGGTAGCCATTAATCAAGCACTTGCTATTTCTTTCCCTTTGCGGGTTTGGACGACGTTTCCGCTTTCGACTCAGCCAATTGCGCTTGCGCGAGGCTCAACTCCACTTGCAGATTGATGACCTGATCCATCGCCGCGTTGCGCTGCTGCTGGCACGCCTGTAGCGCCAGTTGCGTGGCTTGCAGGGTCTGTTCGGGGGTCACGGCTTCACTTCCTCCGTTGCTGCGGCGATCTTCGCCGGAATCTTCGTCTCGACCAGCGCCGCGACCTCAGCAACCGCTGCCGCCGGCAGTTCGGCAATCTTCGCCGCTAGTGCGCGTTTGGCGCTGCCGCGATAAACCTCGACCGTCGCATCGAACGCTGCGGCGACGAATTCTTCCGTCGTCAGCGGTGTTTGCAGCGTGGCGTTGTGCGCGGCGAGTGCTTGCGCCATACCGGCTTCTAGGTCGGCGTCGTTGATGGTGTGCGTGAGTTTAATCATGGCGAGTCCTACGGTTCGATGGCGATTTGTTGGGCCGCGCCGCTGGCAAAAATAACCATCAGTTGCGTCTTGCCTGCGCCGTTGTCTACTGCGTAGATGCGCGCAGTATTCGCCGCACCGGCTGCGGGAGCGGTCATTTCGACCATTTCGGTATAGCCGGTTTGACCGACTATGTTTCGGTACTTCAGGTCGCGGTAGGTGCCGGCGGTGGCGCTGTTGATTTCCAACACGCCGGCCGCATTGCGGCAAAATCCGATGTCTCCGTAGGACGAGCCAACCGTTCCGAACGACACAAGAGCCGTGGAGTTGATGTTTACATGGCTCGCATCGAGGCTCAGTCCAGCTACGCCACTGCCCACAGCAAAGCGGATCTCGGAGTAAGACCCGAAATACATTCCAACGCCAGCGGTGTTTCCTGAGCTAGTTAGCCCGAACGCGACATCAGAAACAGAACTGTTGCCTGTCGTTAGAAACGCGCCGCGCTTGGAGACAAGCGCCTTGGTGATCCCGCCAACTTGCAGCGACACAAGGTTTGTACCTGCCGCGCTCGCAGTATCGGTTACGTTCCCGAAAAGGATCGCGCCATCGACCGCGCCAGAAGTATTGAGCGTCCCCGCAACCGTGATTCCCGGCACCGTCGTACCGCTGCCGGTGATGCTGCCACCGCTGACGATGATTGCCGACGCATTCTTCGCAGGATTGATCGTTTCCGTGCCGGTGAACGTATTGCTCGCATCCGTGCGCGCAATCGTCGCGCTCGTACTCGGGAACGTCATCGTGGTCGAGTCGGTCCCGGCGAGCGTCAGCGTGTTGCTGGCGGTCAGCGTCTTGCCATCGGCAATCGTCAGCGTCGAGCCGGTGGCAGGTGCTGTAAGCGCCACTTTGTTGATGCTGGTAGCGGTCGCAACACCGAGCGTCGGCGTGACCAAGGTGGGACTTGCGCTTGTCCACGTCTTGATCTGTGTGGCAGTGATCTTGACGGTAGACGCACCTTGATCGAACGGGGCGACCTCCGTCCCCGCAAGCGCGGTGCCGGCGGTCAGTGCAGTGATGGTGGTGGTAGCCACTACTCGGTCACCAAATATTTTCCGTCAAGAGCAACAATGTAGTCGCCGCCAAGAGTAACGATCCCTGTTTCCGCCGGAGGAATAGGCCCGCTGTTAGCAGGAGTATCGTCGTCCTGCATGGTGCGACGGCCCGTCCGATACCCGGCAAGCACCTTGGGAACCAGCTTGCCGCCGCTCATGCCCATGACTAGCTCGCGTAGGGATACTGGCTGTTGCCGCGCAGTTGGATCACCAGCGTGATGTCATACGTGTACCCACTGGTCGGCGTCCCGAGCGTGCTGAACAGGATGTCACCCGTCCCGCCCGCGCTTTGCGGGTCGAACAGGTAGCCAAGCTCCTTGTACGAGCGCGCTCCGCGACCGCTCACAACATCAGCGGTGTCGTCGGTGGTGTGGTCCCAGGAAATCTTGACCGCCGACCAACCCTGCACATCCCACGACAACTCCTCGATGGCGGTGTAGGTCGGCGCACCGGGGAGAGTAGAGATGTCGATTTTCACGACATTCGTCTCTCCGGTGCCGTCAGAGATTCCCGTGAACCGCGCGGCGTAGCGGGTCTGTCCGCTAAACACCACGTTGGTCGTGACTGCGTCGGCCATGACGGCCTCCTATTAGGAGATCGCCGTGGCAAGCACGCCGCTGGCCGATGCTGCGCCTTGATCCGTGAACGCGAGGCTCGACGCCGTGATCTTGGTTGCGCCGTAGGAGAGGCAACCGCGCAGCAGCACACCACCACCGGGCGAAGCGTTGATGCTCATGCCCACCGTCATCGTCGTCGCCGTCGAATTGATCGGGTTGGTGAACACGCAGTTGCGGAAGAGGACGTAGCGGTCAATACCCGACGCGCCTACCTTCACCCAAAAGCAACCGGCCGCGCCGGCAAACGTTTCGATGACGCAACCCTCAAAGCGGTTGCGCGGGCTGCCGGAGGCCAGTTCCATCTCCGACGTGCCGGCCGAACGCGACAGCGTGTCCAGACCGATGGTGCAGCCGACGAAGGTGTTCTCGCCCGTGGAGCCTGTCACCAAGAGGCTGCGCGAACCGGTGTCCGCAGCCGAGGCGGCGTCGCCCATGCCTTGGAAGTTGACGTTGTTGTAGCAGTTACGCCCGCCGCTGTCCGTCCACGCGATCTGGTTCGTGCCGCCGGTCGAGAAGCCGTTGAACACGTCGAAGTTGCTGAAGTAGCAACCCTGCGCCGAGACGACGACGAAGTTGCCCGAGCCGAACGTCGTTTGGGTGTACGTCCCCGTAGGCGGGGCGATACGGGCGCGTTGGCTGATCGAGGTCGGAGCCGCAATGCCGATCAGGTGCGTGGCGTTCTTGCTCCACGTCAGCGTGCCGGTGGTGGCCGACGAGTTGATGACTTGAGCGTTGGCCGTCGAGAGACGAGCCGAACCCGTGGACGAGCCGTTGCCGATCAGGTAGACGACATCGTTGTTGCCCGCCGTGGCCGCGTTGTGAGCGGCGTAGAGCGTCTGAAAAGCATTGCTGGGCTTACGCCCAGTGTTGCCGTCCGCGCCGTTGACCGGATCGACGAACCACGTATCTCCGGTAAAGGGAACCGGGACACCCGGAGTGACAGGCATTCCGCCGTACTGGTACAGACCATCAGCGACCGTAGTCATTGCACTTCTCCTCAAATGCGCGCTCGGTAGGAGTCACCAACAGCCCGAAGGGCCAATCGCGCACGGTTAATCGGGATTACATCAGCACTTCGGAGCCTTCTTCTTGACAGGCATCTGCTTCGATCCGGTCTTCTTGGCGAGCTTGTTCATGTCGCCGTTCGGAACCTTGAGTTTCTTGTTCATCAGTGTTGCTCCAAATATTCGGCTGCGGCGCGTAGAAGCGCAGGGTTGTCCTTAAATGCCCCAAGACCGTTGTTGCACGAATGGCACAAGAGTTTTCTAAGGTGCCCCTTTGCATGGCAATGATCAACAGCCAACATTCTTAGTTTACCTGTTCTCCGATCAACAACCACTTCTGCTTTTTTGCAAATCGCACACAATCCGTTTTGGTTTGCGTGCATCTGGTTGTAATCGAACAACGTAATGCCGTAATTCTTTCTAAGCTGTACGTCCTTCCAATAATCCGGAAACATCTTTCGATGATCCCGAGCGTACTGGTTAGGGTTTTCAAATTTCAGGTAATGCTTTTGCCAGCTACAATTTTCTGGCCCAAACGGAAGATTTTCGTCCGCTCGCTTGATCCTAAATTCTTCGTTAGGACGCTGCCCTACGTCCCGAACAAAGACCCAAAAATCTTCCCATTCGGGCACCACTCCAGACCGCATTGCCCATTGCCACGAATGCCACAAAGGATGTTTCTCGCGCATCCCCCAATCTGGCGGGCGCTTGGTTTTCAGCGGGTCGCCGGTCGCTTTAACGCGATCCCAATGCAACTCGCAGTAACCATGCGAAATCACCGTTCGCAAGCATCCTTCAACTAAGCATTTGCTCCTAGCTTTGCCGGGCCTGATTTCCGGCGATCCGTACTTCTTGTCCCGCTGATAGCAGGCCCGGCACAACCCTTTTGCAGCAATAAACTTTTCCTGCTTGCAAAAGGCGCATTTTGCTTTCTTGTACTCCCTCATAGACCCTCCTTGTTGATGGAGAGTCTATTATAGGATCATCCCATTTAACCGTCAAGCACTTGTAAAAGTGCTTAATAATCAATGGCTACGGCCCGGGGTTCGCCCACAGACCACGTGGGTCATCCCAGCCAAACGAATAGCGCTCGGAATAAGCCGCTTTCATGTTCCGCGTGTCGAACTCGTTGTCCTGGAAGAACTTGATCGGCGTGCGCTCCTGGTAGATCATCCCGTAGGCGTCGCCGCCGACGTTGGTGCGGATGAACCACGCATGGGGCGAGGTCAGGTACACCGACACCACCGTCTCACCGGGAACCGCGTTGGTGAAGTTGGTCGCGTTGATGTCGTTGTTCGCCGTGCCGGGCTGGTAGACCGACTTCTGGAGCCGCAGCGCGTTGAACTGTTCCTGGCGCGGGACGATCAGGTTGGTCGCCTGCACGTTGATGTACAGACCCTTGTCGTCCTGGAACCCGTTGATCGCGATCAGCGCGTCTTCGTAGCTCGCCTCCGACAGGTCGGCACCCGCCGTCGGACGGTTGGCGAAGGTGCCACCGCTGACGTTGGGGTGCGCCGTCGAAGCCAGAGTCACGCCGTCGCCGCCGACGTAGCCGGAAGTGAACGCGCGGTTGTAGATCAGCGCGCCGTTCTGCTCCTTGGCTTGGATGGCCGAGAACGCCAGAGCCTTGGTGCGCTGCTTCGCGACCTTGGCGTACTGGTTGTCTTCCATCTCTTCCATCGTCACGATGTAGCCCAAGGCATACGTCGTGTTCGTCAGCCGCGTGACCCAGCCCTGTTGCTGGCTGTCGTAGCTGATCGATTGACCTTGCGGCTTGACCTGCCCGACCTGGAAGCCGGTGACGAAGACGTATTCCTCATACGCCTTGTCGGACTTCACGGTTTCGAACAGACGGGGATAGACCTTGTCGTGCTGGTCGTACCCCATGCCCCAGACTTCTTGCAGCCCCGGCCAGAGTAGTTTCGGGAGGGAGCCAGTGTTGATGACGCCGCCAGCCATGGTCGTCTCCTTAGATGGCCGTGGTGCCGGACGCGCTCAGTTCGTGAAGATTGAACTTCGCGAGCCAGATTGCGTAGGCACCAAAGGCGTTGTTGGGAACTTGCTGAAGGCCCATGAGCTTGACGTTCAGCGTGTTGGTGGTGTTGATCGAGCCGGAATTGATGACCGTGCCCGACGCCGACACCGTGGTGGAGCCGGCAGCGACCGTGAACGAACAGTTCTTGTTGCAGTTCGCAGCGGTCTGGTTGGTCGCCGTGCCGTCACCTTGAACCGCGAACACCACCGCCGGGTCGTCGATGACCAGAACGTAGTAGTCGCGAGTCTTGGTGGCCGGGATCGACGTGATCTCCAGCGACAGTTGCGTGCCTTGGATGCTCGGGGTCTGGAAGACCGGCAGCACACCCATGATCACGCCACGGGGGGTTTCGGTGCCGACCGTCGCCTTCGCGACTCCGGGGATGCCATTGGCGTCACCCGCCGCCGCGCTGATTACCACGTCACCGATGTAATACGCAGTGTTATCGGTGGACGGGATGTAATAGACGGTGGCTTGTTCGCTCCACGTACCTGCAATGGTGCGAACCGGGGCGAAGCCGAAGGGCTTGTTGGTATTAGCCATTTCGGTTCTCCGTTACGAATTTCGAGGAAATGTCGATCCGTGCAAGGCTCGACGTAGGGTCTTCGGCGGCGGTGTATTGCCCGTCCCCCGGTCTACGAGTAAGGGTTCCTGCCTTCAAAGCACTTTCGATGCGCTGGTGGAGCTTTTCGCGCTCTCTCAGGTGCAGTTGGTGCAGTTCCTTCGGCTTCTTCATCAGATAGCCGTATTCGGGCGGGGTAGTGCGAGCGTTGACCACCTTGCGAACGTGCGAACCTAGATCGTTATTTCCTGTTATGCCTTCCGTGAGAGCCACTTCTGCATTCGTCACCATCTCCCAACCGGAACGCTTGGCTTGATTGATGCGAATGCCGGTGCCGTTCTGGTCGGTGAACCAATAAAGCTCGTAACCGGGAATCGGGTCGGTGAACGATCCGTTCTTCCCCATTACGTCCAATTGCTTGAGCGAGCCGGAAAACAGGTCGCGCGGGATGCCCTCGGCAAACTCCGGCGCTGCCGTGTCCGAACTCACCTGTGCCGCCGTCTCGGGCGGGAGGTCGAAAGTCGAGGTCGCCGTGAAGGCGTCGGGAGCGGGGGCTGCGGACTGCGCTTTTTGCATGGCGTCGTGTTCTCGTTGGGCGGCGCGTTCTGCCTTGACTCGCGGCCACTCGGCGCGAGGAATGCCTTTCATGGATGAACTCATCGCCGGAAGTACTCCGCTGCGTCAGCCTGTTTGGCAATTCTGGCAAGCACACCCGCCTTGGTCAGCCCCGGCGTGCTTTCGATGAACGATTCCAGCGCCTCGCGCGCTTCGGGCCTCAGATCGCCCCAAGTCTTGGAATTGCCCCGTGCTGCACCGTTGTAGCCGCCGGATTCGGCCATGCTCGTTCGCCTCGTTGGCTGCTTGCCCCACTCCGGGTAGTACCGAAGCACCCGGTCCTTGGCTTCTTCCAGCATTGCGTCGCCAATCAACTGGCTGCCCGCCTGACGCATCAGCGTCATTTGCTCCATCAAAACTTGCTTGCCGCGACCCGTCTTGGCCCAATCGTTGGCCGCTTCAAAGCGGTTCCACGTTTCCTGAATCTGCGGATCGATGGCGGCTTGTTGCGGCTCCGCCTTTGGCTGCGCCTTCTTCACCGCGTCTTTAGCGGCGGCGGCGATGAGTTTGTCGTCAAGTTCCGCGACCTTGTTGTAGTCGCCGTTCTCCATCGCCTGCCGGCGCTCGATCTTGAGCGATTCCAGCGTCACGGTCTCCCGTGCGGCTTCCTGCTCCTGCTCGCGCTTGCGAAGGCGCTCGGTTTCGGCCCTCAATTCCGCCAGTTCCCGGCGCAGGGACTCGTTTTCCTTGCGGACTACAGGCAGAACGTGGTTTCGAGCCTCGACGAATGTCGCGGCATCGCGCCACTGGCTCGCCGGGCCTTTCCAGCGGTCCTTGGGAACCCACCCCGCCGAAAGCGCCTCGCGCTCAATGGCTTCGGTGTCGTTCTGGCCTTCAGCACCACCTGAATCGGCAACGACGGTTCCTTCAGCGGCCTCCAGGACAACCGTAGGCTCGCCTTCAGCGCCGTCGTTGGGCTTTGCGACCGTTTCTTCGCTCATATGGGTGTCTTATATACCTGTTTGTTATAAAGCGCAAGCGTCGTTATTGCGTTTCGACATTAGCGTTGAAGCCAAAGGCTTCCACGCTCGACAAAGCGCCCCGGATGACCGAATCGGGGAGTTTGGTGGCCTTCCCGATGACATCGCGGGCGCGCATGATGCGGTAGGAGACCCCGCCGACCGGAAATTCGCTTCCGCTGTAGCGCGCAAACAACACTTGGTCGCCAACCTCAATCCCGGTCATCTCAGGACAGAGGTGCGCCGAGTTTCCGACCGCAATGACGGTGCCGATGGTCTGCGCCAGTTGCTCTTTGTCGAGCGATTGGCTCGCCAGAACGATGCCGCCGCTCGTTTTCTCTTCCACCGTGACCGGCTCGACCAAAATCTTGTCGGCAGTCGGGTGAAGCCCGGTGGTGTTCTTGATCTTGGGGGGACGGAGGATGGAAACCGTACCGTCCGGGTTGGCTTTTGCGGCGAGGCTCATGCGTTCTCCTGTTCAGGGGCGATGTTTTCGATGGCTTCAATGATGCTGTAGAGGGCTTGTACGGCTCCGAGCGCACCCGCGTTCAACTCAGGCGTGGGGTAAGCTCTACTGGACCATGCCTGTTGGGTTCCCTGCACCGAGTCCCGCAACAGCGCGAGGAATTTCTGCGTTTGCGACTGATGTCGCCATTCCAGCCACTCGCGACCCGCCATTTCCGGCAGACTCTCCATCCTTTTTCTCTCCTAGATTCTTGGTTACGATGTCCAACATGGTTTGAAGGTGCTTCATGTGCTGCCCCTGCGCTTCGATGTCGGCGTAGATCAACTTGATCGCAGGATCGGCTTCGGCGGACTTCGCCTGCGACAACTCCAGCGCCGCCTTGGCGTAGAGTTCGTTGATCTTTGCTTGCGACTCGCCAAGCTGCATCTGCAACTCGACCGCGATTTGCCGCTGCTTCGCCTGAAACTCCAACTCCTTCAACTGCTGCGCCTTCTCCTTGATCTGGACTTCCAACATCTTCGGGTCCGGTCCCGGCGGCGGGAAGTCGGGAGCGGGCACCATCTGCCCATTTGGCCCTTGCTGCATCGGTTGCGGCAGGATTTGCGCGATGTCGGTGATCCGCATGGCCTTGTAGAGTCTCAGCAGGGCTTGGTACTTGTTGTGCCCCGGCATTTGCATGGAGTTAGCAACCACCAATTGCGCTTGCTGAATCTTTTGCGTCTCGGAGACGACAAACGGGTCCGCTGCGGGCTTCACGAAGACGCCCATGGCCCGGTAGTCCTGCACCGTCGCTAGAGCCTTGGTCTGTTCGTAGTCAACCTCGGTGTCGAGGTAGAGCGAGTTGAGCGTGGCTTGGATGCGGAACTCGTTCCTCAACGCCCTCCAAGTGCGCTTGTAGATGGCCGAGTAGACCCGTTGGCCGTTCTCGTTCATCATTTGGGCGGTGGCGGCAGGCGTGTTCTGCCCAACGTTCTCGCCCATCTGCACATCGTTGCTGCTTGCGATTCTCTCGGCGTAGTTGACGAGGAAGCCAAGGAGTTGGAACAGGATTGCCGGCGGATCGCGCGTCGGCAGGGGCATGATGTTCTTGCGGATGTCGTCGCCGGTTCCGTCTACCGGCTTCCACTCGTTGGGCTGGAAGGTAAAAGGCCCGCCCTTGCCCTTGAATCCCCGTCCTAAGAAGCCGCCACCAAGAGTCGCCATCGTCGCCGCGTCGAACATCTGGTTGAGCGACGTGTTGACCGACTCGTTGATCGGGCCAAGAAGCGCACCGAAACCAAGATCGTAGAACCCGCCGTCAGGCGACGGGATGAACGGGTACTTGGTGTAGATTTCGACCGGCGTGATCGTGTAGATCGCGTTCTTGTCGAAGTCGGGTGAGCCTAGCGTGTTTCCCTTCTTGTCCTTGACGCCAGAAGGCAGGTAACGCGCGGCAATCCGGTGGACAACGCCGCTGTCGATGTTGAAGGTGACAATGTATGGCTCGGCGTAGCCGTCCTCATCAAGGTCGAGCAGGCAGTATTGTTCCCCGGTGAAGTAGGGCTTGCCCGCGTCGTCGCCTTCGTACTCACTTGGGCGACGAATGCCCTGACGCTGATCCTTGGCCTCTGTCAGTTGGTCGGAAGCCTCAAGCGGCTCGGTCGGTTCGACCTCCACATCCTTGCTGAAGCGTCCGTCAAGCTGACGCTGATAGATGTCGTTGGGGAAGAGGTAGAACGTCTCGGTGTAGCGCGGCGCACCCGTGATATCGGTGCAGTAGTAGTTGATGACGAAGTTGTCGGGGAGGACAAGTTTGTCTTTCTGCCGCCCAAGGACCGGGTCAAACGTGCGCTTGACCAGCGGGCAACCGGAGATGGCTTGAACAAGGAGGAGCTTGTCGTGGTTCTCCTCCCATTCCGGCATCTGCTCCAGGTTCTGCCACGACATGTGCGTGCCAATCTTTGCGGCCAAATCCTCACGCTTGTAGTCGTCGTTTGGGTGGTCGTAGACCTTGACCTTAACGAGATCGTCGCCGGGAATGAGGGCGGGGTAAGCCCGTGCTGCGTACTGCATGGCGGCAACAGTGACGAGCGGGAACTTGACGTTGGACGCCCCCTGCCATGGAAAAGACTTCTTGTCCATGACTTGCAAAGCGAGCTTGTTCGCCATCGCCATTCTTTCCTCCCACTCCATACGGGAGGATTTGTCGATGGTGTAGCCCGATTGGGCGTCAAGCCCGATCTTGCGGACCTGTTCAGCGTCCAACAGGTCGCAGATGTTCGGCGCGTTGACGAGTTTGTCGATGGTCGGCATTAGATAGCCTTGTTCGCTTTGCGCCAGTTTTCTTGCGCGGGGATCACTCGGACGTTCCAAGGCACGTTCAGACCGCATACGTCGGCCCCGGCAATCGGAACAATGTGGTCGATGTGCCAGAGATAGCCGGTTTCTTTGGAGCGCATACGGGCCAATGCTTGCGCCTGCCTAATCAACCGAATTTCCTCGGCAGAAAGCCATTTGGGCGTCGCAACCCGAACCCGCGCATTCCGCAGCGCCGCGCGCTTGTTTACTTTTTCTGGATACCGCTCTCTGTAACGCGCAGCCTCTTCGCGGGTCTTCCGATTTCCCTTGGCCCGCCATTCGCGCACACGGCGGTGGTTGCATTCGCGGCAAAGCGTGTCAATGCCGTCCGAAAAAACGTGGTTACGGACAAACAAATCCTTGTGCTTTGTGTCTTTGCAGTCTCGACACACGCGGAAATCTGTTTTTTCCTTTGTTTTCATAGGCTTATCTAGTAGCCCGTGACCGCCGAGCGGCCCATGCTCAGGCTCTCGCGCACGTTGGTTTCGCGTTCGGCTTCTTCTTCTTCGTCGGGGGTAAGCGGAGTTACCATTTGTGCTAACCCGATGCCGATGTAGGCAGTCGCATCAACTTGGTCGTCGTGCTTGCCGCGAGGAAATTGCTCCAGTTCGTCGCGGTATTCATCGAACCAGCCGGCCTCGGTGCGGAACTTGACGGCCCTAGCCCTTATGCGGGCCTGAATGTTTCTTGCTCTGACCGTCTTTTCTTTGGTCGGTACGAACATCCGCATGGAGAGGTAGATGCCTTCCTCGCGTTGGCGGAGTTCCAGCGCCGCGCCCAACCCCTTGCGGATGGCCCCTTCTTCAAGGAACCATTCGGCAGGGTGGTAAGCCCGTTCGATGCTGAACATCTCGTCAATGATCTGGTTGCCGTCGCTCGTCCGAAGACGGACGACATCCACGATGTAGAGCATCCCCGTGTCGGAGATACCCGCGACCACCATGACGGTGTAGTCGGAGCGTTCGGACTCGCTGATGGCGAAGTCAACGCCCACGTAGTAGGTCAGTTTGTCCGCAATCTGCGCGGCTTCGGCCTCACCGATGGGGAGGAAGTCTTCAGGACGGAAGTAGCCGCTCGTCGTGTCGCGGGCGATGTTGCGGTACTCCATATTGAAGCCCGCAAGGTTTCCGACACTGATGTATTCCTGCTTCTTGGCGTCCAAGACTTCGGGCGTGAACTTCTCCGGCCAGAGGATCGACTTGGGGCTGATCTCTCCGTCGCAGGCCTCCCAAATGCCGCTCTTGAACGACGGCATGTTAAGGAGCTTCACAAGACAGGAGTCGTTGTGCAGGATGGTGCCGAAGAAGCGGTAGTCGGTCTTTTCCCCGCCCATCGGCATCAAGGTATTGAGAATCCAGCGCATCCCCTTTTCGCGCCGCTCCTTGGACAGGACTTCCTCGTCGTCCTCCATGTCGTCGCCAAGGATTAGGGTGGGTCGCATGGTTCCCCAAGAAAGGCCACGCGTGGCCTGACCCATGCCTAACGCCCGCATCCGAAAGCGGTAGCCGTCGCTCATCTCCGCGATGAAGTCGTTCTCACGGTCGCGGATAATGGATTTCAGTTGAAAGACGTGCTTGATCTTCTCGTTGTCGAGCAGTTCCTGTTTGGCCTGCTCGATCTTTTCGCACGCAAGGTCATACGTCTTGCTGACCTTGATCTGGAACGGGTGCTGCTTGAAGAGGGCAGCGCAGAGGCCGTAGGCGTGATTCAGCGCCGTGCTGTTATGGGTCGGCAGGTAGTCGTCGGTGATGTACATCCCATCAGGGGCTTCAACGCTAATGCAGCGCGCATCCATCTCCCCAACGTAACTGATGCCTACAATAGGCACACGCAACTCGCCGCGCGGCTTGACAATCTGTTTGCGCTTCAACAAAAACGGTTGCATCCCATTGGGCAGTTTCACAGACACATTCCATGTGTCATACGGCTCGCCGTTGACGGTCATGTCTTTCTTGCTTACCGAGGCCGTTCCGCCCAAAGAACGAACCAAATCCACAAATCCTTGGATCAAACACCATCTGGTGTTGGAAAAGTAGGCGGTTACGCCGTCTTGATGGCGCGTGCCATCCGTGTCCATCAATCCCTGCACGACGCGCAACCGATCTTGAATTGGAGCCACAAAGTACTCGGCGGGAATGTGCTTGAACCCAAGCAGCCCCGCTTTTCGCAATCTGGTTGCAAGGTCAGAAATCCCGTACAAATATTTGCCAGAGTTTTTCTTTACAACGTGATTTGGCGGAAAGTACGAAAAGATTTCAGGGTCCGCAGAAGTGATCCTTGCGCCATCAGAATGACCGTCACCAAGCCAAACGCCAAGGACATACGGATCAATCGGCAAATCGATAGGATCGAAATCAACTGGCGCATTTAATGGAATCCAAACACGCGATTCGGTATGTGTTGATCCGTCGCGCTTGTCGAAGCGTTCGGATTGGTAAATTGCGTGAATGTCATGCAGAGGCATGACTTTTTTCTTGTTTTTGGTGTTTGACGGCACCACCACCTGCCACAAGTGCTGCCAATTGCACAACGCTTTGCGCCCGTCGCGAGTAGTTACCTCGTAAATCTCCATCCGTTGAACAGGATGCAGTTGAGTAACTTTGGTCGCTTTGCCGTCAAAACCAATGACCTTTTGCCCAATCACAAGGTCTTGGTTTTGCACCCACCCATCAGGTGTCAACACACGCGAGTGCAGCGGTTGCGCCTTCCCATGCCCGCGCGGGGCGGCAAGTGCGACGTTGCGGGCGTTGCTGGTGACCATCTTCCACCACTGCCGGTGGCAGTCGGGGGTCGGACGGCGTTCGTGGTAGCGATCCAGAAGGAATGCTTTTACGAATCCTTCTATCGTTTCGGCGTTGAGCAGGATGCTCATTGCTTGCCCGCATGGACAAGCACATCAAACCCGTTGCCGCACTCGCTACTGAACACTGCCGCCACTTCAACAGCCTGCACGGCATTACAGCCAAGGTGCATTGCCGCAAGTGCGTAGTCGCGACCACTCCCAATGGCGAAAAATTCGTCTTCAAAGAGGATGGGGTATGGCCCGTCTTCGTAGACCCAAATCTCTTTACGCGGCCCAATCGCCAGCAGTCGAGACTTGTCCTTTTCTCGCTGCTGTTCGGGGAATTCTTCCGGTTTTGCCCCGCGCTCGTACCACTCAACAAGTTCGCGGCCCATCGCAGCATCGCCTGAGAAGGCGACCAACGAATCTCCAACGCGATGAATCTTTGTGGTCGTCCTGATGACGCCGCCCACCAGCGCGCGGCGGTCTGCCGCCAAGGTGGTGCCGTCCCATGCGACGCAAGTCATGCCGCCTCCACGTCGATGATGTCGCCGGGGACTTCCTGAATCGTCGCGAGCTTCATCAAGCCTCGCGCCAACTTTTCGAGACTCACCTTCCCATCGTCGTCGGTGTAGCCGCCGATCTTCGATTCCAACGCCCGCTGCTCGGACATCATCTTTTGGGCGATGTCGGCCAAGTCCCTGGCTTTCAGCTTCCGGCGGATGGGGTCGCCGTCCTCGTTCAACTTTGGCGAGCCGTCGATGTTGAGGACTTCGTCCCCGTTCTCGATCCGGTCGGAGAGTTCCGTCACCGCCTTGTGGCTGATGCGGCTCAAGTGTCCCCGCAGGGTTTCCTTGATCTCGGGGACCACCAGTGCGGTCAACTTGGCCCACTGGTAGGAGTTGGTCCAGAACCGGACCTCGGCGTCGGTCATGGGGATGTGGTCGGCAGGATTTCCCCCAACGACATAAGCCCTGACAGCCCTCAGAAGGGCCTCGTCGTCCGTCCACTTGGCGGGCAGGCCGGCAGGACGCGCGAACGCCTGTCGTTCAGCCGCGCCCATGCATATTCCGCACAAGTTGGGTAGACATGCACGCGTTATAGCCCACAGCACTTAAACTGTCAAGCAACACACAGGAAAATTACTTTCGGTCGCACAAAGTCCTTGCGCTTAGCGCAAAATGTTCTATGATGTGTTGAGGGGCCGCTGACCCAGCCCTCCCGCAGGCAGGCCACTAGCCAAGGGAACGAACGACCAACCCCGTAAGGGGGGCAGGGCTGGAAGCGGAGATACCGTACCCGGCAACGAAGCCTGCCCGCTACCAAGCGCCAGCGTCGCAATACAAGGTGTGGCAGATGAGGCAAATTCTCATCTACAACCCGATCACTCGGGTCTGGTACTTTTGACCTTCAGGAACCGATGAGCAAGAAATTACCGGTTAGCCAGAACGGACCTGCCGCTAGCAATATTCTGGATGAGTCAGCGAGGCGTGGCAGCAGGGGATGGAGCGTTATGCCAATTTTCCCCGCTCGCCGATTGCCCCACCCCGGCCCCGCTCCGCAGCGGGCCAGGACCGAGCAGGGTGAGGAGGACAGGAGCCGAGGAGGACAGGCGCTCCCCAGTGGAATCAATGGCTTGCGTCAGGATGCGACACGCTACGCGACGCTACGCCATGCGCTGCACGCCACTGGCAAGGGATTACTGGTGCTGGTGGATGCGGGGAGGCGTGGACGGGGGAAAGATACCGTGACCATTCGACCATCCCTGTCCTGCGCTTGAGTGGCTCACCGCATGAGCTACTGCGGTATAGACTGATCCTGTCCTGATGCCGGGACGCAAGCGGCTAGTCACGTTACATGCGGCGCTGCAAGAGGAGTTAGGCAGGGACTACCGCAGCCGGGCGTACAAGCGCCCGATAGTGGCGAAGGCGCGCCATCCTGGCCCCGATCCATTCGCGCCATCCCTAGACTCGCAGCTCGTCATGCGCTGCTACGAGCATGAGCGCAATGCCTTCCGGGATGCGTGCTACTCCAAGGGTAAACGCTACGCCACAGTCCTGCGTGAGCTGATGGCGCGGTATGTGCGGGGCGAGATAGGCTAGCGCCGACGAGCGGTCGATTGCGGCCGATGAACGGTAGCACTCTGCCTTGTGTTACTGTTCGCTTGTGTGTATAGTTTAACCATGGCGATTCGCCATACATACAGGAGTCTAGACCATGAAATCAGCCCAATTTGAAAGCCTATTGGACGCTGCCATTTACCGGCGCAATCATGGAGGATGGCTATTCGTCACGGACCGTAGCGAAGCATTCTGGTTTGATGCCTCGCACTACACGCCTAGCGCCATCATGGTCAATCGCATGGTCAATGGTCTGTCCGGCGAATTGGTCTGCGACGATCGCTACTGCTAGTCCGCAGACGACAGGCTACGGCCTGTCACCTGTCGATTGGCAGGATATCATGCCGCGCCTCGGGCATCTGGGGCAATAGGAGTACATCATGCCGCAATCAAAACTTGCCGTTATCGCCGGATCATGGCTAATCTGCAAACTGCGCCGACAGCAAGCGCAATCCGGCACCTATCGCGCCGCACGCAACGCATGGCGTCAGGGCGTGCCAATCGAAATTGCATTGTTGGCGCTGGTCGGGTGCGCGCCCAAACAGGAGTAAACGTGGTATCGCACCCCAATCGCAGCAAGCGCAAGGGACCGGCATCAAACCCGGCCCCTAGCGCCATCATCGCCGCGCGCGAGGCCAGCGGTCTTACTGTGCAACAGTGCGCCGCATTGGTCTATTCCACCGCCACCCAATGGGCAGCTTGGGAAGCGGGCGAGCGGCGGATGCACCCGGCAATCTGGGAAACGTTCAACGCCAAGGTGGGCAAGCAATGATCCCGCTATCCGCCGCAGCCGCACGCCTCGGCGTATCAACCGTCCACGTTGCTAAACTGTGCCGAGATGGGCGCATTCCCGGTGCCAAACGGATCGGCGCGCGTATGTGGGTCGTGCCGAATCGGTTTACCGTGACGCCAGGAACGCGCGGCCCGAAAGCCTCATTCGCCAAACCCGACGTAGGGTGATAGCCAAACCGTCAGCAAAACGCGCCAGCGGCCCGTTGCGGGCCGTTTGCGTTTGGGCGGCTAGCCTTTGCACACATTCCAATCCGAGCGCCGATGGCCTTTGTGAACGTCTACACGCTTCAATCGGCGCGTTTGTTTTTCTTCTTTTCGCGCTTCTGTAAATATCGATGACCGCGGTTTTGCCGTTCGCAGCCTCGCGCTTTCCATCCAATCTAGCAACTGCTCGCGCGTATGCTTTCCATCCCATAGTTTATCCGAGAGCGCCGGCAACGCTTGCGCCACGAATCCACGCACCGGCATTGAAGCTTGATCGGGGCGCGGCACCCGCTTCAATTGCCTGAACTCTTCCATTGACATTCCAGACGCCGCGAGAAATCTAGCAATCAATACGCCCATGCGATAAAAATCGCGTTGCCAATAGGCGAGCAAAGCAGAGTCCCATTCCCTTTGCATGTATCAGTCCCGCAGCCGCAGCAACGTTGACCATGCCAACGTAGGCGGTTCCTTCGAGACCGGGGCGCGAGCCTTGGGCTTTTCGGCTACCTCAATCTCCCCCGCCGCCAATCGATACCAACGATCCAACAACTTTTGCCGCTCGCACGGACGGCAATTAATCGTCCAGGCGGTGCGCGAGCCGCCGGCCTTGCGATGGTAGAAATACTGCGTAGTCTGTGGATACCATGCGCCACAAGCCTTACAGCAGCGTTCAAGGCCGGTCGCGCCTTGGCGGATGACCTCGTAGCTCTTTCTCATGCCAGCCAGTACCGCGCGTACCGTTTGTCGCCAGCCTTTACCGTTTCCGTCATGATGCGGTAACCGGCATCGCGCAACTCGCCGACCCTCGCCGCCAATCGCAGGCATCCGTAATCACGCAGCGCGTCCATCGGCGTGATCTCGCGCCCCGCTTTCAGGTCGGTCAGTATCTGCTCGCACTGGCTTTGCATCACTTCCTCCCGGTCAAGGTACGCAACGCAGCCCGCACTTCCTCGGGCATTTCCCCGCGCGTGTACGGTTTGGCAGGCGCGGCGGCCACGTGACTTGCGTGCAAAGGCACAACAGCAGGCGCGCTCGGCAGTTCATCGGTCCACCGCTCGCCGTTCAGCCACGTTGCCGGGTGCGGGACGTATTCCATCTCCCCGCGCTTTAACCAGACTCGCCGCCACGCAACAAGCGCCGTCAATATCTCGGCGTGTTCAGCAGCGTTGATGCGATCCCAGGCGCGCCGCGCATCTTTCTTCGCGACGTGGCGCGGGTAGAGGGTCCAGAACGCCTCAAAGCCCTCGGGGAGTGTTTCTGTCTGCGGCGGCTGCATAGGAACCACGTTTAGCGCCGTCATGCTGCCACCCGCAATTGGCAGAAGCGTTGCTCGATCAATTGGTTGGCTTCTTCCATGCCGTACACGAACGTAACCGGAACGCCAAAGAAGCGATACCGATGTCCCTGCCGCGTTGCTTCAACTCCATTCTTGTGCCGCACTTTGCCGTTTTTCACTTCGATGATCTCCTCGGGCTTGCGCCCCGAAAAAATAACGATGTCGAATGTGCAGACGTTCTTGCGCGTGTTTGTGAATTTCGCGGGCGCAACGACATTTGCCCGCGCGTCCAATCCAAGCTTCTTCAGCCCAACCAACAAATGCGCGTGAACCTCAAACTCTGAAACGACAGCAGGGTAAGGAATTGCGAATGTATCGAATACTGGTTCAAGGGTTATCATGGCCATCCCGAAATGAAAACAGAACCGAACAGGCGAATCCCCCCTATATCCCCAACACTTTGGGAATACACCCGGTTAATTCCGGAAGGTACGAAGGAAGAGAAAAGGAAAGCCTGACAGTTATCCCTAGCGGTCAGGTATTCCCTCTCTCGACCTGCATTGACCGCCAGAAATGCAAAAAGCCGTCTGGGGTAGCGCGGTCAGGTGTGTCGGCACCTGCGGGGCTCGTAACCCCAACCACGCTACTCCAAACGGCTCTTCCACCCGCATCCGACAATACGAGACAATCCATCCTACACCCTACGCAAAAACGGTGTCAAGCGCCACGCTGCGCCCAGCACTGTTCGAGCGCAGTCCCTCGGGCGGGCGGCCTCCACTGCGCCCCGTGCCGCTTGGTCATGATCAGCAACCACTTGGCGTAAGCTGCCGACCCACGATGATTGCGACACGCTGCGGGCTTGCCGCGCCGGTCGTGCGGCTCGCGATTACCAAGGGCCGAATAGATCACCACACGCCGCCCAGGCAGCCGATGCTTAGTCGTCTTGTTGCGCCGCGCAAGGTACGCAATCGCCTTCCGTGCTGTCTCCCTGTCGCAGCCCAATTGCTCGCCCAACAGTTCCGCCGTCATGCTCGCTCCACGCAGCAAACGCCACGCGCGGGCCTGTAACGTCCCCTCGGGTCCACGCTTGCGGCGGTCGGTCATGCCGCCTTCCTCCCCTTGCGATACCACTCCACCACGGACAGGGCTTCCTCGACGCTACAGACGACGTGCGCCGGCCCTAGCGTCTCTCGGTGCCACTTCTTCTGTGCGGGCGTCAGCGCGCGTTCTGATGGCGGTAGCGAGCCATCCTTGACTTCTATCAGGACGACATGCCCACTCGGGCCGCCGAACGACACAACGAGGTCCGGGAAACCTGCGCCAACAGCCGCCGTGCTGGTGACGCTGCATCCGGCGGCGCGCAGGGCGTCCACAACGTCCGCTTGGTTGCTATCGACCTTGGCAGCCCTACGGCTCATTCCGGCTCGTCCGTAGGCAGCACCGGCACGTCCCGCACTTCCATCTCCCAGTCTCGCGGCAGGGAGTCCATGTAAGCAAGCGCAGGCGCTTCGTGGTCCCAAAAGCGGCTGACGCGGTGCCAGTGGCCGAGCGTCTGGCGGTAGACGGCGTATTGCGTGTCGTTCATAGATTATTTACATCCACGACGCGCACGATCTTCTGCTCTTGAATGCGCTTTAAGTTTTGCAACGCAACATCAAAAGTTGACCAGCAGCGATCATTAACAATGCTTGTTATCGTCCACCAGTCGAATCCCGACTTAGCATCTAGATACTCGTCGCGCGTCCACAAGCGCCGTCGACGAATAGCAAACAAACCGTCTGATCGCTCCACGATTTCTGGATCGTTTCGGAGCCACGCGCCAAATCTATTCACCGCACCGCCCGCAGCTTGCGAACGTACGTGGTCGGACGGTCCCGGTACACGCGCTCGACCGCCTGCTTGAACGACTCGTCGAACACGGCCATCTCCGCCTCGCGCTGCAACCTCGCAGCGAACTCCGGATCGGGCTTTGCGGGTGGAGGGTCGATACGGTCGGCCCACGAACGCAGGAACGTCGCGATGGCTTTCATTTGTAGCGCATCGCGGCTTGCGCGACCTTCTTGCTGACTCGCGTATCGTCGGCGGGAATCCACGCCCTCGGTTTCGGTTGCGGCTTGTGTTCAAACTTCAGAAGCACCGCCCCGTCCAAGCGCAGCAGGGCAAGTGTCTTCGGGTCGGCCTCAACGTACCGAATACAGCGGTCGCAGCCTTGTTTGTGGTCGGCGAAGGATTGCCCATCAAGCAGGAACAGCCCGTTAGCTGCGGTTCTATCCGCGCTCATGAAGCCTCCGTCAGAATAGAAAAGCGCCCATCGGCTATGAACGAACCGATGGGTGCGTGAAGCCCGAGCGCGGGGAGGATGGCAGCGATCGGGGTCGGGATCATCATGCCACTTGGCGCACAAAAGACGCAATCTTAAGCGCGACCTCGCGTACTTGCTGCGGCGAAATCAAGATAAGATTGTTGCCCTGCTTCACCGTCACAAAGCCGGTGACAAGCCCGTTGACGGCAATCTGCTTCGGCTGAATGGGTGCGCGTTTGTAGTCCATGCGCCATTGAAAGCAAAACCTGTTCCACAACGCCGTGCACTATGAAAACAATGTGGCACAAGAATTGCATAAGTGACGTACAGCGTCACAAAGTGACGGCGCTCTGCGTCACATTCCACTAAATTTGCCGCGTTTTGCCGTTGCCAAGCGGTGGCACGGATAGTGCATATGGTACGACAACAAGCCGCACGGGGCGGCGATACGGAGGGTGAGATGCAATTCATCTACAACGACGGAGGCAGGAAAGCAGCGGGGCGCAAAGGCGATGCGGGCGACTGCGTGACTCGCGCCATTGCTATCGCCACGGGATTGCCATACGCCAAGGTTTACGACGACATGGCGCAGGGCAACGCCGATCAACGCATCACCAAGCGTTCGCGCAAGTCCTGCGGCAAGCGCACCGCATCGCACGGCATCAGCGTTCGTCGCAAGTGGTTTAAGGACTACATGGCCGCTCTCGGTTGGAAGTGGACGCCGACGATGGGCATTGGCACTGGCTGCACCGTGCATCTGGCGGACGGCGAATTGCCGATGGGGCGACTGATCGTCAGCGTGAGCAAGCACTACACCACCGTGATCGATGGCGTGATCCACGACACCTTCGACCCGAGCGCGGATCGCGGGACGACCACCTTCCCCCCGAATTACAGCGGCAACATTCCGAAGGGCGCGAAGTGGCTTGAGAACGGGAACGGTTGGTCCTACGAGCCCGAGCGTTGCGTCTACGGTTACTGGCAAAAGGTTGCGCCATGAACAACGCAAACGTGCATCCCATCTTCACCAACGCGCTCGACGCTTGGAACCGCGCCATCGTGCCGGTCACGCATCTGGCCGTCGCTCACGGCTCAGGTGCGGCGTGTGGCCGGCGACTGCTCGGTGACAACGTGACGGTAGACCCGCGCGAGATTTCCTGCCGCGACTGCCAACTACGGTTGATTCCGGAGGCTGCGTGAAACTCGTGCTGCTCAAAGCGAGCGCCGGGATCGCGATTTACGTTATATCCATCACGGTCTGCGACTTGGCGCTTGAATTGAATCGCCAGTGGATGTTTTGGGGCGGGTTCGTGACGGGATCGTGTTATCTGGCGATGGTCGAAGTCATCAACGCTATCTCCAAGGCCAAGGGAGAGCAGGCATGAGCGCGCATACGCCGGGGCCGTGGCGCATTAAGTATGGCTCACCGACGGTAGTGGTGCCGGGGAACGACACCCACCATCGTCGCGCCGCCATCGCTCAATGCGCGTTGTCGCATGGCATAGGCGAGGCCGGAATTCAAGATGCTGCCAACGCCGAATTTATCGTCCGCGCCTGCAACGCGCATGACGATCTGTTGGGGGCACTGGACGATTTGCTTGGTCAAGTAATGCAAGCAAAAGAAGGGTTTGGCATTTACGCCAACAGCGAAAGCATGGACGAGTCCGTAAACGCCGCCCGCGCAGCCATCGCGAAAGCCAAGGGGGAAGCATGAACAACGATGACGAGGGTGGATGGGCGTTCCCGCTTTATTGCGTTCCGGGCGATACGCAAAACACGAACGGCATGACGCTGCGCGATTGGTTCGCGGGGCAAGCGTTGGCCGTTTTTGCAAACGAAGCAATTTCTAACCGTACCGACGCCGCATTTCCGGACAAATCGTTGCGACAAGCCATAGCAACTTTTTCCTACGCCATTGCCGACGCCATGCTCGCAGAGAGGAACAAGCCATGAAGCCCCGCGTGTCCATCCTCAACCCGGAGTTCGTCTACGTCGACTCGGCTAGCACGGACCTGCGCCAGACGTTCGCCAGGATTCGCGCCGAGCAGCCCGTCGCCACCGATCCGCAGCGGCACAACGTCTACGACGAGCGGCGGCGGGAGTACGAGGCGCAGCAAGCGCAACTGCGAGGTTAGCTATGAAACTCGGACAAGGTATCGCCCCCTCCCCCGACCGCGGCCCGCCCGACGACGGCCCCGACTACGCATCCATCGACCCGCTCGACCTGTCCACCGACGACCGGTGGGAATGGGTCCGCAACGTGAGCGACGCGGAGTTGCGCGAAACGTGCGTGGCGATGATGGAGCGGGTGGACGAGTTGGAGTTGAAGATTCGGAGGCAGGGATGAGCCGCCGCGCGCAGTCCCGCCGGAAGCGCGTGTTCATCGACATTCCGCTGGCGTGGTTGCCCTCAGACTTCGCTCCGTGCGTCAGGGCGGAAATCGTCGATGTCGCGCCGCATCTGGCGAGCGTCGCAACGTTCGCGGTGCATCGGCACAAGTTCGGCCGCGGCTGGCGCGTATCGAACGTCGAGACGGGCGGCTACGTCGATGTCGGTGTGCAGCTAACGCGCGACGACGCAATCGATGCGGCAACCGCGAAGCTCTCCCGGTTCACTTCCGCGCAAGTTGCCAAGCGGATGGCCAGCGCAAATCGCAAATGGTGGAGCGACAAGCCATGACCGACCGCGCCGTGTTCTGGGCAGTCACCGTGCTGTTCGCGCTCGCGTGGGTGGTCGCATGAAGTCCGTATGGTTCGACGCGGCGTCAAGAATTGTGAATGCAACCGACGGTCCCTTTCTTCCCCCGCGTCGTCAACTTCAGGTCGATCCTCACGCATGTGTCGCTCTTGCACTGACGAATGCCGATGAAAAACAGATCGACGCTTTTGGTGACTGGTTTTATCCGACCCATCGGAAGCATTACTCGCCCAGTTGGTGGGGAAACCCATACTTGACCGATGAAGACCAAGAAGCTCGCCGCCTCGCCCTGTGCTTTATGCACTGGATAGAGAAGTCCGAGAAATGACCACCCGCATCCTGTACGCGCTGCTGTGCGTGGCGACCATCGTATACGTCCTTATTGCTATGGGAGTGAAACTGGCATGACCGACCCACGCGAGGAATTGCTCGAGCAGGACGACAGGCAACAAGCAGATCAACCAATAGACGAGGAGCAAGCATGAAGCACAGCGAAAATATTAGCAACATCGCAGCCGCGTTGGTCATGGCGCAAGCGGCGATGAAGAACGTCCACAAGGACGCCAACAATCCGTTCTTCAAGTCGAAGTACGCGACGTTGGAGAACGTGATCGATCAGGTGAAGCCCGCTCTGCTCGCCAACGGGATCGCCTACATCCAGACGCCGGTGACCAATGCGAAGGAGGAATGCGGCGTCGAGACGATGCTTCTGCACTCGTCTGGCGAGTGGCTGCTCGGTGATCCGTTCTTTGTGCCGGTGAGCAAGGCCGACGCGCAGGGCTTCGGCTCCGCCATCACGTACATGCGGCGCTACTCGCTGATGGCCGTGGCGGGGCTCGCGCCGAGCGACGACGACGACGGCAACGCTGCGGCCCAAGCCAAGCCGGAAGCGCGCCCGAACACCGCAACGCAAGTCGCGCACGATGCGCTCGCCGCCATGTCGGACGAAGAGCAGAAGTATCTGCGCGAGTGGGCAGGCAGCGTGATCGATCTGTTCAACGCGAACGGCGACGTACTCGGCTACATCCAGCGCAACCCGCTCGACAACGAGGAAAAGCTTGCCGCGTGGAGTTTGCTTCCAAGCAACGTGCGCGCAGCGTTGAAGAAGGCGGCGAAGGAAGCACAACCCCCCCACATGGAGAAGGCAGCATGAGCGATTCCTACGACAACACGAACACCTTCGTGCTTTTCGTCAACGACAAGAAAAACAACGACAAAGCGCCAGACCGCAGCGGCACGCTCAACGTCGGCGGCGTCGAATATTTCATTGACGGATGGATCAGGAATGGCAAGAAGGGGCCGTTTCTGTCGGGGCGAATCAAGCTGAAGGATGCAGCGAAGCAAGCGTCGAAGCCCGTCGCGCAGCCGCTGATCGACGCCGACGGCGACATCCCCTTCTGATCGTGGCAAAGATCGACCGCTGCCCGCAATGCCGTCAGCGCCTTAAGCGCAACAACGACCAAAATCGTCGGTACTGGCTGCTTTTGCACGCCGTCAGTGAGCGCATCAAGCCGCAGGGAGCGGCGTACAGCGCCGACCAGTGGCATATGTACTTCAAGTCGCGTTTTCTCGGATGCGAGGATCACAAGTTGCCCAACGGAAAGGTGCTGACGATACCGCTGTCTACCGCCGATTTGGACGTAGGCGCGTTCTCGGAATACATGGAACAGGTCGAAGCCTTCGCCGCCGAGCGCGACTGCTTTCTGGCGGATACGGAGTACGCATGAACCTCGCGCCCCGCTACGCCCTCGCGCTCGCGATCCTCGTCTGCCTCGCCGTGTACCTACTCGTCGCGTGCGCGCCGGTACGCTCGCGCCCGATCCTTTTGGTGTACGAGGGATGCTCGGGCCGCGCAGAGATGGTCGAAGTCGAGATCATGGCCTCTGCCGCGCCCGGAATCGATTGCGTGCGGCACGCGGCGGATTACGGCGTCAATCCGCTGTGGTTCGCGCTGCAAATCCCGGTTGCGTGCGCGATGCGGATGGCCGAGCGGGCGCTGGTGATTTTGCCGTTTGGCGCGCCGACGGAGATGGTGGTGCATGAGTTGATGCACGCGGTCAACCTCACACATCCGCCGGGTCTGTGGGGGCCGATGACGTGTGGAGAGTGAGATGAGCGAACACGACGAGGCGATACGGGCGGCGTTGGGGCAGGTGGAACACGCCACCGCACCCTCGCATGACGACGACGCTTACCACGAAGCGGCCCATTCAATCGCGGTGGATGCGCTGAAGAATGACTGGTTTTGCCCTCACTGCAATCCGTGTCTCGGCGACGGAAACACGCGATGCAGGAAGCCAGCCGCCCGCGCCGCCCTCAAGGAGCCGAGCCGTGGCTGATCTCGACAACAAACACCGGGACGCGAACTGGAAGGATGTCGCCGCCGAGTTCAAGTCGGAACGGGACGCGCTACAGGGCGATGTCATGCGGATGCAGCAGCAACGCGACGAGGCGATTGCTGCGGCGGATGGTCTCCGCGCCAAGCTCGCGGCGGCGGAGGCGGAACTTGAACGCTGGCGCAACGTGACCGCGCGCGCCGACCCCGACGACTGCGCGGTCGGCATCAAGACGCTCTACGACAACTGGCAGCGCGAGAAGGAAGCGCGCGCCACCGCCAAGCGCGAGCGGGACGAGGCGCGGGCGGAAGTGGCCGAGGCCGATGGCGTCATCGCTGTGTGGCGCAGGCGTACCGAAACCGCCGAGCGCGAGCGCGATGCGGCGATGAAGGATGCGGGGAGGATCGACTGGATCGCGTCCATCGTCAACGACGGCAAGAGCGACCGCATGGAGATCGCGCGGTCACTGTTGCGCGCCGGATACGAGTTCGGATGGTGGGAAAGCGGCAAGCCGATCTGGTTCATCGGACACGGATCGCTGCGACAGGCAATCGACGCCGCCATCGCGGGCAAGGGGGCGGCGTGAGCACATCTTCCATGACAATCAGTCTGCGGTTGCTGCTTGAACCGGAGATTCGCAAGGCAGCGGCGCTCTGCGCGCAGGCGACGAAGCTGAT